CGGAGGGCTGCGTAGGCTAGGAAGGCGTTGACCCAGCTGTTGAAGAGCGCCGTCTCTGGGGAGCCGGAAAGCCGACAAAAGAGGGTGTCATAGAACAGATGGGTGGCGGTACGAGCATCGCAATGATGTTGGGAGGCGAGTAGCTCGATGGCCTTGGCCTTGGAATCCGGGTGGAGGTAGGCGAGAAAAGCGACCTGTTCGAGGAGGCGGAGTACAGCGCCTTGGCGTCCATCGAATCTTGAGAGGTCAGTGTTCACTACCATTTCTGCGTTTCGCAGTATATGGCAGACGCGGTTGGCGATTTGGAGTGGCGTACAGCCGAAGGCGTACCATGCATTCTGGGATTGTTTCTTGAACGTGTCGGAGACGGCATAGGTGAATTGGGAGTACTCCAACTTCACCTTGTCGCGGACAGTGGAAATCGTTCTGGGATCATTTGGAGCAGCATAGGCTTCGCCTTTGATGAAGGCCTTGACATCTACGCCAAGGAGGAACTCGCCGGAGGCGGCACCTTCATCCAACCCGCGCCGTTGTGTTGGGCGGGGCATCCGCTCGTAGACTTCTTCTGGCGAGACGGGAATGACCGTGTCGCGAGCGTCGCCCACGAGGAGGTCAACAAACTCACATATGAGTTTGTAATCATTGGGGGTGAGAATGGCCACGTCGGGTTGCACATCGGTCATTCTTCCGGCGATAGCAGCGATGTCGTTCGATCGTGAGCGCGCGGGAACAAAGGCGCCTGGAAAGAGGGGTGACATGAAGGCGTGGAGGGTCTGTTTCGCGCCAGGCTGGTAAGGCTCATTGAGGAAATGAAATTGCCTCACGCCGCGATTTACGGGCATTACGGTCGGGATCCGGTTGGAGGTGTCGCTGATTGCTCGTACATAGGCCGTTATGAGGCCTGTGCCCTCGATTTTCCCGCATTGGGTCTTGGTCGTGGCAGGGGAAAGGGCATTGGCATACATGGTGTTCATGCTTGTTAGCTCGGCTAGGTCGGCGGCATTAATTCGTCCTTCAGAATACGTGCCAGCGCGTCCGATGGAATACACCAGGGTTTGGTCTTCCTTAAGGGCCATTACGGCTAAGGGGCCAGAGGGTGTGGTAACAATTGGCTCCAGCCTTTTGAGCGGGGTTCCCTGGATGTAACGGCGGGCCAAGTAAGCCGAAATGCCGGTATA